CAGATGCTCTATATCTAACGTGTAGATATGGTCTCTTAGCGTTTTTACCAAGAATTTGGTCATAAACACTTGTAGAACCTGCAGGTACTAATAAACCGTTGATACTTCCTGAACCAACTCCTGTAGGTAAATCACCTCTCATTGTTGGGTCGTTTAAGTATTTCCAATCAGTTTTGTAGAAGTCATATCCTCTACGGAAACCTGTAAATCCTAAGTTAAGAGCCATCTCTGTATCGTTGTCAAATAGACCATAAGAAGTACCACCTACACCATACGAGTTCTGCTCTGCTAACATATCATCGATAGCAAAACTAAACTGTCTGTCAAGGAATAATACATTCTCTTCGATAGCACCCTGTGCATCTAATCTACCAATGATAGTATCAAAGTCAGCTAATGTATCAGGTACACCACCTGTCCATAAGTTACCTCTATCTGCTACTACAAAGAATACACCGTCAGAACCTTTGTTACCAAAGTCCGGGTTAACCGCAGGGTCAACAACACCTGAGTTAGCCTCAGCCGGTACTGCTTCAACCATTGCAGTTTCTAAGTAATCATCGAAACGTAATCTTGTTTCGTGCTCAGACTTCATATACCAAAGGTATCCTGAAGCTCCGTTTTCAGTTGTGATTTCAACCCAACCGATTTGAGCCATATCTGAACCGTTTACAAGATAAGTATCTTTTACTATAATTGGTGAATTATCAAAGATGTAGTCATCAGATTCTAATGAACCTGCCATACCTGCAGTTCCTTTTCTAAATTCAGAACCGTAGATAAATATAGTAGATGGTCCTGCTGCAACTAAACCTGCTGCTTCATAGAACGCTACTGTTACTGTACTGTTAGCTAAGTCAACATCAGTTACGATACCTTTGTTTTCTCCTGCTCCTGCATTATCAACAACAACGACTGTTTGACCTTCTCTAATTGCAATCCCGTTTGCCGCTCCATATGCTGCAGCCCCTGTAGTTTGTATAGGGTTACCTGCTGCATCAAGAGGTTGAGCCGGGTCGTTAATAGTGAAAGTAGCTACATCGTCACCTGCTACTGCTCCTGTTGTACAGTTTACATATTTAATATGTAACCTTCCTTGCTCCGCCCATTTGATAAGGTCAGAGTTAGAAGGCATCTCTGCTCCTACTAAACGTAAGAACGAACTAATTGTTCTATTACCATATCTTTCAAATTCTTTCTCATAGGTATCCGGAAGATACTGATTCAAGAAATCGAAATTGGTAATATAATTTGTGCTTAACGGCACCTGTTGTGCCGATGGTTGTAAGTCAAAACCTACACCGCCAAATGCTCCTGCCATAATTTCTAATTTTTAAATGGTTATTACTTTTTATTACTTCTAATCTTCAAGCCCGTACTACTTGGTGTAGATATAGACTTGATTTGCAATCCATCCTTATTTTGCCTTGTAATCTGTGGAGTTTTACGCTCAGACATATCAACATTTTTCATCTTACGTGTAACATCCTCAGTTGCATCGGCTTTCCCTTGCTCATAAAAAAACTGAGCAAATCGTTCAGGATTCATTGCGATGGCTAATGCCCTATGGTAACCTGCTGCATCTTTCATCAGTCCACTATCTTTATCGATAAACTTCTTCACAAAAGAAGAAGAATCCATTTGGACTTCTTTAAGTTTACTTGTGTCACCGGGATTAAAAGTTAAAGTAGTATCACCTATCTTGAAATCAAAACCTTTGAAATCTGTGAATACCTCGTTGGTCTTATTTACAAACCAATCTCTTTTCCTTTTTATTTCCTGTTCATTGCTTTTAGCCTCAGCTAAATATTGCTTATAAGTATCAAATGCTTTTTGCTCTTCATCAGAAATTCCAACCGTACTTGACTCAAGGGGTTGTTTGTACATTTCTTTCTGTTCTTCAAAAAACTTTTTCGCTTTAGCAATAGCTTTTTTCTTAGACATTTTAATTTTCTTAATATCTCTTTCTTCATCAAGCTCTTCATCAAAAGTGTAATCATCCATAAGGACTTCTACATCTTCTGCATCTGTTGCTTCGCCTGAAGCCAAAAGATATTCTTCCAATAAATTGTCTTCATCCATAGTAGAAAAATCTCGATTAAGTTTTATATAATCATCCATTCCTCTACCGGTGGTCTTTTTATATTCGAAATAAGCTTTTACATCTTCAGGTAATTCTTCATTCTCTGACTGTTGGTCAAAGAGTTGGTCTACCGATGTAAACTCTTTTTCGTATCTATCTTTAATAAATGAAAGAACGTCTTCCTCTTTTAACTCTGAGGATTGAGTTGTTTCTTCTTGTGCTTGGTCTTCCGACTGTACACTTTCTTGCTCTTGTGGGGCAGAGGCATTCGCATTGCCAATAACCACTCGCTCCACGTTAGAGTCGTTTTTTGTAACTTCTTTAACTTCTTGTTCTTGCTCATTAGTTTTTTCACTATGTTTATCAAGAAGTTCTTGTTCAATTTCTTGTTTAGACTTTTCGGTAGTCTCAACCGCTTTTACTTTAATTTCCATTAGATTAGATTTTTTACAAAGTTAATAAATAATTTTCGTTCAATTTATTCAATTATCTTGGTGAGAACTCAGCTAAGTCAAAACCGTCTAAACTGTCCTCATTAGATTCGAATGTTTGTGGAGGTAAATTATTTTTTCTCTGATTTATTAATCGAGACTGTTGAGTGTTTTGTTGATTGATACGAGATGCTTTAGCTTCTTCTCTCTGAGTCTCTCTGCTTTGTAAAGCTCTCTCAGAAATATCTCTAAGTTGCTGATTATATGCAAACTCTTCAGCCATAAGTTGAGACTTGAGTTTAGCTTCATTATTCATCTTCTCAATTTCAAAAGCAATCTTAGCTTGTTCTAATTGCATCTTTCCTTGCAGTTCCATTTGTTGTTTCTTCATTGCAACTTGAGCCGCCATCTCTTGAGATTTTAAATTTTGTTGTGCAGTCATTGCTTGTTTCTGCATTTGCATTTTCTCCTCTTGCTCTTGTTTTTGCTGACGTTTAAGTTTCAATAATTGGTTTGCAAGTTTTATATTTTTAAGCTCTCTAATATCAATTGCATCCTCTAAATTAATATCTTGTTTAGATAATGCCATTTGAATGTTTTGCTCAAGTTTAGCTTTTTCTTCTTCATCCGGTGCAATCTCTATAAAAATTCCAAAATCATAAATATATAAGTCTTTTATTTCATTTAAAATAGATACATTATACTTTCCAATCTTATTAGCGAAATCATCTTTAAAATCTGAATACTCTAAAATGTCAGCTACCCTATAAGTAAGGGCTTCACTTATTGTTCTAAATATAAATAAACTTCCATCAAGAATATGTCGAGTTGCTACATTAGAATTTAAAGCAGCAAGTTTTTGTAATCCTACTAATGAATTAGGGTCCGGGTCGCTACCATCTCTTGCCTCATTTAAGCCTGTTACCGTTCTAATCATATTAAGGTAATGATTATAATTAGAAATAAGCATTTGAGTTTTAGAAGCTCCTGAGTTAGAGGTAAGTTGTTGGATTGGTATTTTACCTTGATTATAGTCTCCATCTTGATTGTATGACCTACCAACTACAGAACCGGTTTGAAAATAAAGTCTTAATGCGTCTTCGGGGTTATATGCGTTACCTGTACCTAAGTCTACCTCATTTAATCCATCGGCATCAATATATACACCATCCGGCACAACACGAGAAATAACCTGTTGTAATTTTAAATGCGTCATTTGAATTAAGTCAGCAAATGGAATCATTCTTCGTACTAATGATTCTAATGCTCCTTTATACATTCTTGGAGCACAAGCTACATAATTTGGAAGTGCGTGTTGACTCGTAGATTTAGGTCTCACCATATTACGAGCAAGTTCCCATTTAAGTATAATGTTAGTACCCATCACCATTATACCATCATACCACACGTCAATAGTTTTTTCAAACTTTTCAAAATTTCCTTCCTCCATTACTTCTACCGGTGGGTCAAAGCTATCATCCTTTTCAATAACTTTATTACCTCCGGATGAAGTTACTTTCTTTTTATAAACCATCTTTTTAGTGGTTTTATAATTAAAGTATAATAGTGTACAAGTATCTCTATAAAAAATATCATTTTGATAAAACTGTGCTACGTTATAATAATCAAACCAAGTTTGACTATACTTAGATATTTCTTCTAAGTCTTCTTCAGTTAATGATGGGTCTATCTTTTTTAATTCTATAATAGGTAGGGTTTTTACTTCTCCCCAATAAAAACAATCTTTAAAGTATGGGTCTTCAGTATAACTATACACCACATTAGCAGGGTCAACATATTTAATTTCTACCCCTGCTCCTTTTAAAAATTCGTGTTTCGCTATTGCAATACCTAACGTAGTAATATCATAATCACATCGTTTTCGAGTATCCATATAATGATTTTCATCAAGTATAGTATTAATAGCTTCTTCCTCTGCTATTTCTATAGCAGGTTTGTAGTTAAGCTGCATATATAATGAAAGCTCTTCATCACTTGCGGGAAGTTCATCTTCAGGAATAACAAAAGGGTCATAGCCGCCTTTCTGTTGTATAATGCTTAGAACATCTTTAGCAGCCATTTGACCTTCTACTAAATCTTGATATTTAGAACGCTTGGCTTGTGACATAGCATCTTGAGCATATGCTTTTACTTTGAAAAGCCTATCCGACATTCCATTTACTACTATGTCTACAAATTTTGGAATAATAGGTACAGGAGTCCAATCTAAATTTAAATAAGATAAATCGCCATCAATTGCTAATTCATCTTTATATTTTCTAATTGATTGTTCGCCTCTTGCGTATAGCCTTAACCTGTGGAACTCTCGCCATTGGTCATAGAATCTGCAGCCATTTCCATCCTTACGGAACCATTCATATTGAATAGCCTGTCCTATCATCAATCCGTATTGGTCTGTAGCTTTTTCAGCATCAGATACAAATTGACTTGGAAACCCTGCAGATGAAATATTTATTTTTACGTCTTTCATCTAATTAACTCACTTAATTTTCCATCATTAGTATACCTTGCAAAGTTAATCATAATTCTTGACTCTTTTTTTTCAGGCATATATAAATGCTTTTGACACGCCATTATCGCTAAACCGGAACTAATTGACGCATCAAACTTAGTTCTATTGCTAATATCAAATCTTGCCCAATCCTCTAAGGTACGATTAAAATACATACCGCTCATATCATCATCTTCTCGTAACCCTACGTGTGCCTCTATAAAAGATTCTATAGCTGCAGCGTGAGCTTGTTTAACATCTTCACTTGAATTAGGAATACCCCCTAACTCTTTTTCAGTTTTAGAAAGTTTTGTATAATGTTTGTCCGGTCTATTTATACAATAACCTCTATACCCTCTATTCTTAAAATGATATAGTAAACGAGGTTTGTTATTTTCTATTAATATAGGCATTCCATAAAATACACAAGCCATTAATACATCTTCAAAAAATATTTCTGCGGTTTGGGGTCGTGCAATGTATTCTAAAA